ACTTCTTCGGAAGCGTCACCAACAATGGTTGTCTTGACTGGACCGCCACTGGGATAAAGTTCTGTGATTGCGCGAGCGTTAAATTGAGTCGCAGCTTCTGCTATCAAGGGATGTACAACAGTCGATAAACCTCTGGATGCTCTTGCATCATCAGATTCTTCAAGCCCGCCATCAGGATCTAAAGTCTTGAGTCCGTCTTCGTATCTGGTGCGCCACTCGCTTCTTGCCGATTCATCGGTTTCATACGATGTGATTAAAGAGTTGGCTTTTCGCAAAAGCTCTTTCTCGTCAATAACTTCAGCTAAGTTATCGTCAAAATCCGAGGTTGGCTCATCCATTACATCAAGTTCTGGGTCGCCAATTAAAACTTCTGAGTCTCCAAATGGTTCTACTTGAAGACCATCAGCAGGTCTTCCGTCTGCAAATGGGACGACATTTTCTTCGACTTCAGCCATACATTGCTACCTTTTGTGGACGAGGCTCATCATCCTCATCGTAATCTTCGCTGTGTGTAATGAACCAGCCTTTGCGTAATCTTAACCAAGCTTGGGTGCAGGTGTCCACTATATCGTCATTATCGCCTGTAGGGAAAGCAGCGCAAATAGAAATCAGATCCTTAGCCCACCGTTTGTCTGCGGGATACCAGATCCTTCCATCTTCCAATAAAGCACTGGAAGCATGAGCGCGAGCTTCTTTGTCTCGGTCAGGTGAATACTCTAAAACTGGGATTCCTGCCATACGCAAATCTTGCAATAACGATTGACCGCTTGCTTTCTTTTCGATCAATACTGCGTCAGGTTGATACTCGTCGTAAGAGTCCTGCGCCAAGCGTCTGAGTTCTGGGTAATTGACCCTGTCGTACCACATCTCTAACACGATAGCGTTTATCTGACCATGCTTCTTAAACACGCCCCAAGTTGTTCTGGCAGAATAGCTACTCTTTTCTTTAGTTGAGAATGCGGTGTCATAACTTTGTAAAACGTATTCAATCTCAGGAAGATGATCCAAATCCCACTCTTGCCACCACTTGCTCTTGAGAATCGTGCCTCCTTTTGGCATAGGTCTTTGTTGCAGTTGTCCTGCTGAAGCGTATGTTCCAAGGCTTGTTTCCAGTTGTGACAAGGTTCTCTCATCAATACGACTAGACCACAACAGTTCACCATCCTCGGTCCTTGGATCTACAAACCCAAGGGAAGATTGGCTTGGCGTTGGATGTTCTGGCTCATATCTTGCCGGAAGGCAGAGGTGATCCCACCCTGTGTCGTTTGCCAGTATGTGTCCCGTTAAGTCCTGTTCATGCACTCGTTGCATGATAATAATAAAAGCACCAGTCTTTGGGTCGTTTAACCGAGTCTGCATTGCTTGATCCCACCACTCCAAGACACCTTCTCTAACCGTTGAGCTTTCGGCTTCCCTCACGTTGTGCGGGTCGTCAATCACAATGATGTCACCACCTTCACCAGTCAATGCACCATCAACCGAGGTCGCTATCCTGTACCCTGTCTTGTTGTTCTCAAACCGTTGCTTTTGGTTCTGGTCGCCAGTTAACTCAAAGCAATTCCCAAAGTGTTGTTTGTACCAGTTGGAATCAATTAACCTTCTGCACTTCACAGAATCCCTGATGGAAAGCGAGCTTGCGTAACTTGCAAACAAGAACCGTTTATCAGGTTGTATAGTCCAAGTCCAAGCAGGCAACGCTACCGCCACAGAAATAGACTTCATGTGCCGAGGTGGTACGTTAATGATCAATCGTTTGATGTCACCTTCGACAACCGCCTGAAGATGTTCTGATACTGCGTCTATGTGCCAGTTATCGTGAAACTGCCGTCCTGCCTCAATCGTTTGCCAAGAGTTCATGGTGAACTCCTTCAATGACCTCCGCATTTTCTCGGCTCTGATTTGGGGCAATGACAGATTGTTCAAATACTGACTCAAGTTGTGAGAGTTGCTCATCTGTTATCCTAGACAAATCGATGATGTGTCGTTGTTCTACCGTGGTTGTAGTCTCTTGCTTATCAACCCAACCTGCTCGGTTCTTGAGATAGAAGATCATAGCCGTGTTATCTTTATCAACCACTGCCTTTTGGTACAAAGCATTAGTTACTGAAACAATCCCATGACCTCTGCCTCTTTTTATTGCCTCCGCAAACTCTGGGAAGTCTGCTTGTTTTTCATACAAAGTAGACTCCCCAATCCCTAGTGCTAACGCTATCTGTTCAGCCGTTAACCCTTGTGCTGCGTACTCCTCAGCCTGCCGACAAACTTTATCGTTTATCTCAAACGGAGGTCTTCCTTGTCGTTTTTTTCTTGGCATGATTGAATTTTGCCACGCATTTCAAACTTGCACAAGACTATAAGTTATTCCTCCCCTTTCTTACGATGCTTGTTCTTCAGGTAATATTCTTTTGAATACTCCAAAAGCTTCTCCCTGTTTGCTAAGTAGTAAAGCCTATTCCGAGTCTTAAACTTTTCTTTATTGTCTTGGTAATACTTACTCGTGCGCTTTTTAAACTTTTCCTTATTCGCATGGTAGTATTTCCTAGTCTTAGCTCTCGCTCTCTCTTTCTTCATAGCAAGACGGTGTTCTTCGATGCAACTAATCAGCCACGCTTTGAGTTGCTTATACATGGTTGTCCTCCAACGCTTCTTTCACCAGATCCAATGCCTTGTAACTGCATCCCCCGATATGCCACTCGTAGTTGCATGGTGGGCTACTCGCACTGTACCAATCGTAGATATGAACAGGTTCTTCATCATCTCCTAAAAACAGACACCACTCAGCCTGAGTGCCATAGTCACACAAAGTCCCAACCTTTGGGTCTCCAAAAAGCTCTCGCAACTTATCGTAACGAGCCTTTACCTTTCCTCTGAACTGGGTGTTTGTGAATTGATCCCAATCAACTTTTTCAAATTTCATATTACTTTCCTTTCTTAGTTTTTGTTTTACCAATTAATATCAATATCTGTCACATCTTCAACCTGTGCTTCGTTATCATCTTCAACAATCACAATATCAGATGGGTAATAATCATGAGCATGAGTTGAAAACTCTGACTCTAAAAACTCAGCAACGTAACCGTACCACGCCGTTGAATCGCCATCTTCTGACGACGGGTAACCAGCGTCCACCAAGTCTTTCTTCTTTACATTGATCGTGCCAGTAATTTCACGGGTGGTTGTTATGGTTGCAGTGATTTCAAATTCCATATTACTTTCCTTTCTTAGTTTTTGTTTAGTAGTTTATTTTCTTCCCTGCTCTGCGAATTTTTTTATTTGAGTTTTGTTTGTTTTTCTTTTTCACCTTACGACTTAGACAATCAACAATCCCCACCTTGACGTTGTGCTTCTTCATCTCAATTTCCTTTCTTAGTTGAGGGGGCTTGCGCCCCCGTTTAGTATACTAGGTTAGAAGTTGTAGTCGTAGAACTTTCTAGGCTTCCGAGCTAAACCGAAATGACTACCATCAGCAGATTTCCAGTTACCGTACTTGCTCTTACGAATCCTAAAAGGAGTTGCTTCTTCAATGCTAGTGATCTCCCACTTTTGATCTCTCTGATTAGAAGTGTGACCGAAGAACCCACCAGCATGAAAGTCACGCTTCCAAGGTAATTTTTTAGCCTTCATCTCTCTGACTTCAATCGTTTTGTCTGAAACTATTCTTACTATCTCAAACGGGTTAACGTCAGTATATCCGTGGTGGTTTGCATAACCATAATCGATTTCTTCGATTTCATAGTTACGTCTGTTTTCTTCCTTCACCTTGCTCATGCAATCTTTTGCGAAAGCAATTGCATCTTCCTTGGTGTCGAACTCAGAGTCTGTTGATATGACCTTGGTGTCCAACCAATCACGACCTTTGTAATTAGTTGCACCATGCAAATAATCAGGTTCTTCTTGATTGACAATTGTTTCTTCAAGTTTTACCGCGTATTTTCTTACTACGTTTTCCATTTCAATTTCCTTTCTCAGTTAATTAATATCTTCAACACCATTAATTATACCTATCTCACAGAAAGATGCAACTCTTTTGTTTACCTTTATTATCAATAACTTACAACGCTTCTCAAATAAAAGTAACCCAATGTTACCAAACTTTGGTAACGGTTACCGCTAGAATTGGCAAACGGTAACATTCATAACCCATTCTTTTTTAATTATTTTTTTGTGTTTGTAACCGCGTAACCAAACTTTTCGCAAAATAAAAAAAATATTTTTTTCTTAAATATATTCCTCTATAATACAAAACATGATTAATCAGATGGATTTTGAATTACAAGCTGCGAAAGAAGCAACGGAAACAATGCTTGAT